CAAATAATGAAGTGTACTCCCAACCTTCGGTGGTCTGCGTAGGATCCTGATTGACAAACACAACTGTACGACCGTCTAGATTGGCAATGCCGTCAATGCCGCCGTACTGTTCAGTAAACGCGGCCACAAATTGATTGTTGATTTGATCAAATTGCAAACTGGTCGCTAGGTCAACTGTGCCAATACTGGTCAACTGATCATAATAAAATTGCTGTGCGTTCTTTTGTGGCACATTGAATGTAACTGTGCCTAGATCTTCGCCGTTGTTGACTACCCCTAGAACATCTCTACTGCTGATGTTGGGTGTCGAAGGAATACGTCCACTGACACCGGGATCTGTTTGAATCCAAAAGCCTGGTCCAGTGCCGGCGGTGCCATCGATAATGTTCAGCGTGCCACGCATGTTGAATTCAGTAGGCGAGCAATAGTACAAGGTATCTGGTGCATCTTGTGGCACAGTGAAAGAGATCAAGCCTGAACTAGCACCGTTGTTTGTGACAGCCGGTGAGGGGTTGGCCGGACTAACGGTGGCCTGGTAGATGTTTACAGTGCCAAGGCTGGCAATGGTCTTGATATAAAAGGCTGACAGAGCCAATGGGCTAGAAAGATTAAACACATAGGTATTGCCACGTACCAAGGTCAGCACAGGATTGTTGGCATAGTCTACTACCCAAGCACTGGTGTCGCGCTGTGTCACACGGAAATTTACAGTTTCTTTTGAATTCTGTGCTACATTAAAACGATAACTACCGCCGCGTACCAAGGTCAGTATAGGATTATTTCCTGCGGTGCCTTGAAATGTATACACGCCATTTTCGCGTGTGACCAGAATATCATCTGTGAGTGGAATAGCCGTGGCACCCACGTCTACTGCTAAAGGCCCTGACGGTAACCAATAATACTGACTGAAGTTTACATACTTGTCAAAATCAACAAATGGGTCCCAGGTATAGTAGTCTGATGTATAAAGACGATCAGCGTCGTTGGTCAGTGCGCCTTGTAATTTTAATGCATCTGATATGCCTGGATAGGTAATGGCATCTAAGATGTCATTGGTATCATGCTTAACATGAATAACTCCGGGCTCTAACTGATAATCTGTACGGGTTTTGGTGGGCTCTGTTACATAACGATCTTCAGGATCAACTCCTGGACCCACACGACGCCCTACATAGCCCTGGGTTTTTTGAAAGCCTGGCTCTTGTGTTAATTGATCCAGTGTGGCATTTAAAAACTGTCGGTTGACCGGCGTTTGAAATATTTCTGGCAGGAGCTCAACTGTGCGAACGCGAGCCATTAAATTACTCCGCTGCCGGGTGCGGTACGAATATTTGTTGATGTCAGGGCTTGTATCACTTCAATGTTATTAATAGTTGCAGCATTAACAAAAATTTGATTTGGGGCTGAACGAATTTCATATAAATCACCAAATGATTTTTGTGGGTTCAGTGGAACCAGCACAACACTGCTTACAACATCGCCAATTTGGCTGTGAATATAAGCGGCCAGTTCTGAGAAATAAAATGTATTACCAAAGTCCCATTTATCAATACTGAAATAAGCATCCATTGTGGCCACCACTAGGTTGCGTATTTCACTTACTGACGCGGTGCTTTGCTGACTCTTAATAACTTTGATTGTGGCCCGTAGTTCCTCAGGAGCCTTGGCGCCAAACAAGGGCTTGAATTCCACTGAATTGACAATTACGTTGTCCGAAATCATTTTATAATCTTGTAGGCCAGAGTAGGCTGTGGTCAACTCATCAATGGTTGGCGGCAAGGGTTCACTTAGTGTATTTGTACTATCTTTAATCCAATTTTGATAGGCAGTATAATACTGCAGGGTGACCACATAAAGATCAATGATATTGGTTGATCCAGGATCCAGACGACTGGTCAATGGACTGTTGTGACGATATTGGAAATACAAGCTCTGGCGGCCCACACGTGCAATAAACTCCGAATTAACAGTGTAACTGCGTACACCGCTGGTGTCTTCTACCAGGGTATAGAACACGCCTACAGGTGTGTCGGGTGCTGTGCTGGTAGGTTGTGCATAGGCATAAAATACCTGGCCCACTAGATATTGACTCTTGATCAATTCTAAACTGGCTATGGTAGGATATGTTTCGTTGACCACTTCTGGATCAACAATTAGATAACGCTGTAGGTTGTCAAAATCCACGGTCTGTTGAAAGAACACATATTTGGTATTGGCATTGACGCTGGGCGCAACAATGTCATTAAAGAAGTCTGGATTGTCTGGAACGCCGTCGCTGTCTGAATCTTGATAGCTGACCAGGACCTGGAAATCGTCCACATAACCGTCACTCTGCACAGGCTGTCCAATGATACGCAAACGAGTATCACCCTCTAAAGGTAAATTACTGTCAGGGCGACTATTGGTCTTTAATACATTGATATAGTCCTGAATTACTGTGCCAGTGCGACTATCATAAATTCTTTGATTTGTATAAAAGAAAAAACGTGTGTCAATTACACTGCCAAAATAGTAGTTTAAATTACGAATTTGTACTGTGTAATTTTCACCATTGGTTGTGGCCTGAATAAACCAGGACGCATCTGTGCCTACACCATTGGTATTACGACTGCCATAATTGAAATCAGCATTGACATCTAAATTACTCTGTGTAATTAAGTACCATGATGCTGACAGGTTATCATAGCCCAGGCCAAAATTACGATTTAATAAGATTTGATCTGCGATTGATTGCACCAGGGCTGTGGGGAAATCTGTGACAAATAATGGAATTACTTCTGTGGGGATGGCGCCAGTGGGGATATAATTGTTTAACACAACTGGACCCAGACCGTTGTCAAAATTGCCCTGACCTTGATTTGTACCGTCTACATACACTGCTGTCGGGCTGGCCCATAGGACCATTTTTTCATCGGCACGTGTAGGCACACCAGCTACCAACTGATTGTTGGCATCAAAGTAGTAGCCTGCAGGTGGAACAAATCGAACTAGACTGTTAACTGTGATATACTTGGCACTGTTGCTGGCGTAAATTCCAATGGGTGCTGGCGAACCCAGACTGTTTTTAAAGTAGCCCGTGGTTTCGTTGGCCAGGGTGGTGCTTTCTTGCCAGGTCATGCCCAGCACTGTCAGATTAGGGCGTGTAAAATTAGGCAGTCCTGACGTGTTAGTACTTGAATAATAAAACTGTAGGGCGCCGGCTTCAATTAATTTGGGCTGAATTTGATTGGTAATTATTGAACTGATATCATTATTGGTGGTCCAGGTAAAAAGGAACGCTGGTAAATTCAGGGCCTGATACAGGGCACCGTCAGCAGCAAATGTATTTGTTGAACTATATTTCCCTGTACCGTCCACTAAATCTAAATAACGGCTGGTACCAATTGACGCACGATTCAAGGCCTTGGATTTAATGATTGAATTATAAGTAGTAAATGGAAAATTATTATAGTCCTCACCATTGACCATGCGATTCTGTGTGTAGTAACGAGCCGGAGCACGTTGTTTAATTTCATCAATGGTTTCACGTGCCTGTGCGTTGCTCACTGGTTCTGTGATGCCACAGGTAAATGTAATGGTTTCAATACTGCCTGTGCGACTCACATAACTGATAGGGACCTGCACACTCTGCATTTCTTCAGGATTAATGATGTATTGCAGGCCATTTGACGCACGGACATAGGCCCGGAATATGCCCACTGGTATGGTGGCAAACACGCCATCACCAAAATTAAGTGTGACCTGATCATTGGTGCGACTTGTCACTGAGAATATAGTACGTGTACCCGGCACTGTTTGTTCAATTGCTGCACCGTATACGCTTTCTACAAAGGACCATTCTTTACTGATGTTGCCCAGGTTATCTAATTGATACAACCAGCGGTCGGTGTTGTTGACACCTTCAATGTTGATGTCCACTGCGCGATTACTGATACGCTCAGGTAAATTAAAGTCTTGATTTTGTAACACGCCTTGTTTGAACAAAAAGAAATAACCAGTGTTGCCACTGGCAAAGCCCAGCTGATCATTACGGAAAAGAATATTAAATTGTCCATTTGGCAAGGGACTTGGCTCGTAAATGAATTCTTTATTTTTGGCCGTGGCATTGACCACTTCAAAAGGCATGTTGACACCGTCCACTGTGGCAGTGTAAGGAATAACTGGCAGGTAGCCAGGCACCAGATTAACAGTGTATTCAGCGGTGTCCACACCCAAGATTGTGGTACGATTAGCTGGTCGGCCAATGCGCTGTGTGTTTAATAAACTAGCATTGACAATGGTAGTCCATTGTTCCAGCCAATCAAAATTACTGGGATCGGCCCAGTTCACAGTGATGTTGGCAAGATTAACACCGTTGTAGTCTGTGACATTTTCTGTGGTTGTCACACTAAAGGCTTTTAAGTAGCCCTGTGCTGCGGTGTTACGTTTGGGAGTATAAGCTACCAGTTGTGCCAATTTAACCACAGAGTCGCGACGCTCTGCGGTGTCCATGTAGTTTTCACGTGTGTTTAAGTCGGTGCGAAAGGCCAGTGCCTGACCCATAAAGGCCATTACATCTAGCAGGGCAATGAATTCACTTGACTCAATGTAATCATTAAATGTTTCTGGATAATAAAGACGCAAATAATCTACAAAACTCTTACGCAGTGTTTCAAAATCATAGCTTTGAAAATCAGCTTCGCGATAGGTTTGATAGATTCTTTTCCAATCTTCAACTCCAAATATCGCGGTTTGTCTTGTGGTCTTGGCCATGGTTGTTCCAGTGTTCTTGTATTTATTCTATTAAAAAACGGCGTAGTTAAAGGTAACTGGCACGGCGCTCTAGCACGTCAAAGAATATGCTTAAACGTACAGCTTCTGAACTGGGAATAAATTGCACGTCTAACTGTATTAATAGTCCGTTGTCCTGAGGAAACAACTGCGGCGGTTGTGTGATAAAGATGCGGGGATCTCCACCGGCCACACGCTGTATTTCATCCTGTATGGCCTGTTCGGTATCAGTCATTTGACTTTCAAACAAGAAGTCCCAAAGATTAGTTCCGTACTGTGGACGACCCACCAATTGTCCTTGACGAATATTAAAAGCATTTAATAAGTCGCGTTTAATTAACTCAAGATCTACTAGAGTGAATTTCTTAAATTGATCAATGCTGTTATAGCCCACAAATAATGTCATATTGTATTTACACTCTAAAATTGTTGGTTATGTTGTTCACTGTGTTTTGTGCTTGATTTTTCACAGCGGCCACTTGTCCCGTGACTGCATTAACTGTGCCCTGGGCTTGTGCAACCAGTTGCTGGGCTTGATTTTTTATGGTGCTGACGGCACCCTGTACCTGATTGACTGCGCCCTGTGCCTGTGCCAGATATGCCTTGGCCTGTGCTATGTCTAGTTTGCCCAGGTCAGGCACAGTGAATTCCGGTTGTGGAATTTTATCTGAACCCAGGACTTTACTCACTGCATTGTCCAGGACTTTACGATCTACAGTGCCTTCATAGCCGGCAGCAGCCTGTACACCTGCCACTAAACTGCTTAGTTTATTCTGGGCAAAATTGGCCGCAAACTGTGCCATTTTACCTAGATTATTCATTTCATTGGTCAGGTTTGTGCCCACACCCTTGACCCAGGCGTCAACTTGGCCCAGGCCATATTTGACATTATTTTGCAACAAGGCCGAAACATTTTCCACACTTTTATCTTTTAAGTTGGTCAGGGTACTTCCAATATTCTTTGTGCCTGAATCCAAGGCAGTGCTCACTGTGCTACCTATGTTATTGACATTGATATTGCCCAGGGCATCGCTGACTTGTCCACGAATTGTTGAAGCTGAATCTAATAATTTTTTTGCATTTAGGGTTTCAAGTTGGCCGGTCACGCCCGAAAACACCTGACCAGTGGCCAGGCTCACTGGATTATTCACAATGTCTGTGACCAGGCCCGCACCTACCAATGATTTATAACTTTGTTGCATTAGATTAATCTGTGCCTGTGTTTGTTTAATGGGATCTGCAAGATATTTGTCCAGGCTGGTTATGCCGTCTTTTCCGGTCCAGACCGACGGTGTCTGCAGAATTTGTACAAAGTTTTTAGGATTAGGCAGGTCAATGGGATCATTATCCATGAAGCGTGTGGCGGTGCCGGGCTTTAAATACCCAGCCTTTTCTAATTGCACAGTGTTTTGTCCATAAACGCCGCAACCTAATTCCACAGTGACTTCATCGGGCTTTTGATCCACAGTTACCACAGTCTGTGTGGCTCCGGCCTGCACCTGTTGTGGCGTCAATGGTCCAATGGCAGGAAATCCATAACCGCGTGGTACATTGACATAATCAGCCTGATTTAAAGGATTAACCACCGGAGTCTGATTTAATGTTAATATCACGGCCAATTCCACATCGTCTACTCCGGCAGTGCCGCGATCTAAACGACTTAATTCAAAATTTATTTGTCCATTGGGTAAACTAGTCAACTGCTGTCCAACTGAATATCCTATAAAAGTGCCGGCGGCCACTTGAGAATAAAAGATATAGTCGGCCTGCGTCTGTGTGATGTCGTTAGCCACGGTCATGGTAAATTCGGCACCCGAGGGCAAGGTGTAAAAATACTGTGCCATTATGGACCTCCAGTTTTAGTTATGGTAATATTGGCAGGAATTACCGGCGCTGATGGAGGTTGTGTGGGACCACCTTCCTGATAAGAAGTCTTGACTGGCACTCCTTTGTTATGATAAGGCCAGGGTTCATGCGTAGGAGCACGAGTAACTATGCTTTCTGTGCCGTCGGCTGCAACATTCCAGCCGGTGGAGGCGTCAAAGCTGGTGTTGGGCATGATATATGTGGTCAGGCCCGGGGGTGTGGCCACGGGTAATTTAGCGCCGCCATTGAGATCTATGGCATCAGCACTCAATGATAATGATCCTTTTCCGTTCCAGGATCCATCATTACTGACCAGGGCCAGGGCACCATTTGATTTAATGCCAATCTGTTGTTCGCTATAAAGAGTAATTCCAGCCTGTGTGGCTATGCTCAATGATTTATCGCTTTGAATACGGAAATCATCTCCGGCTTTGAAGTTGATCTTTTTGCCGGCAAATATATTAATATCTTCGTCAGCGTGGAAATTAAGGGTTCCCTGGGTACGCAGGTTAATTGAATTGGTACTAAACACATCCACTGTGCCTTCTTTTCCAAATTCTAACCAGGTACCGCCGTTGGCGTGACTGATATAAAAGCAGTCACCCGAATCGCTCATGATAATTTGATGCCCTTTGGCACTGCGAATACGTAAAAGATTATCTTTACCTTCAACATCACCGTCGTCCATGACCAAGCTGTGTCCACCACGACGTGCTACAACCTGTAGATCTTGTAGTTTTGTTGAATCTAA